CAGAACAGTATAGAAATTCAGGGCAAAGTCCGGGAACTCCGCCTCCGAATAGATGGGGATGCCCTCCGCGTCCTGGATCACGGCGAACAGCGCCGGCGTGTCGTCCCCGACGTGGGCCCAGATGCCCACCTGGCGCAGGGTGTACCCCTGGGCCAGACCGGCGCTGGTGATCAGGATATTCACCCGCCTGCCGGTCTCGAGCTCCGCCAGAGCGCCGCCAAAGGCGAAGGTCTGCCGCTGGTCCATCAGCGCGTTCTGCGTCATCAGGGAAGCCGCCGGGGCCACGCCCGCGCCGCCTCCGGCGTGGTCCAGCGTCAGCGTCTCGCCGCCCAGGCACCGGCGCAGCATTTCCAAGCCCTGCAAGGTCACGGCTCTGTCATTCCAAGCCATAGATGGGTACCTCCGTCGTCAGTTTTCCGCCGATGCCCGCCGCCGCGATAACACAGTAAGCGGTGCATTCTCCCTTGGGGACGGCGGTGTATTCCACCTGATCCAGGTGGGAGCGCAGATTCTTGTAATACTCGGCCCGCTCCAGCACACGGCGGTGCTTCTGCGGGTCGGCGTGCTCAAAGGTGGTGTCGATGAGCAGCTTGAAGTGGTACGGCGCGCCGCCGTACTTCCACCACTCCCGCACCGTGGTCTCGGGATAGACCGCCGACATGGCGGTCTCCACAGCGGCCTTGGTGCCAAGGGTCCGGTGGACCTGCCAGCTGGCCTGGAGCGTCCGGCGCTTCTCGGCCACGGTGTAGTCGGCGTCCCACCAGTCCACCTTGAAGTCCGCGGCCAGCCGGTCCAGAAGCGCTTCGTCCAGCCGGTCGATGGCCGCGTAAATGCGCAGCCGCTCGATCTCCTCGAGACGGCGGGCCAGCGCCTCGGCCTCGGTCCGGGCCAGGGCCAGGATGCTCCCGCTCTGCCGCAGCGCCTCTGGAAGGGTGGCAAGGAGGTTTTCCGCCGTCATGCCGTGCCGCTCATTCATGCTCATACCCTCCGCACACCGCCGCCACGGTCCCGGCTGCCGCCACCTGTGGCACGCCGCCGCCGCTTCCGTCCCGCAGCGTCTGGAAGGCCGGGGCCGTCAGCTCCACCCGCTTGATACCGGTCTGCATCAGCAGGCCCAGGAGCCGGGAGGGGTTGATATCCCGGCCCAGCTTCGCCCGCTGCCACGCGATGTAATCCTGGACCGCTGCCTCCACCGCCGTCGCAGCCTGGGCCGTGCTCAGGCCGCTTCCCTCCTGAAGGTAGTAGGTGAAGCGGATGTCGTATCCCACTGCCGCCGCGTCCTCCACCGATACCTGGTCGGTCAGGGGCCGCCGCTCTGCCGCGCTGCAGGCGGCCAGGACCGCTTGTTTGATCTCCGCGCCGGCCGGCTCCCCGTTGTCCATCAGGACATAGAGCTTGACCGTGCCGGGCGCCGGTGATACCGCCGCCACGTCCGCGATCTCCACCGAGACCTGCTTGGCCCAGTAGATATAGCCGCCTATGGCGCCGGCGCAGCTGAATGCGTCCATGCTCTGACGCAGGAGCTCATAGTATTCCTGATCCGTGGCCGCGTCGGCCCCGCCGTCGGTGGCTGTGAGGTTGGAGCAGCCGGCGCAGTAGTCGTAGAGGTCCACCAGCTTATTCAGCTGCCCGGGCGCGAAGCCGTTGCCGGCAGTCCCCGGGGTCTGGCAGCGCAGCTCCACGTCCGCCCGGGTCTCGCCCGGCTGGATGCACGCCTCGTCCACCGTTTCCCAGACCAGCTGCCCGCCGGCGTCGGTGACGCGGGTGCCGGCGGCGATCCAGACCGGGGCACGCTGGGCCTGGGAGAGGAAGAACCGCTCCGTGCACCGGGCGGGCTTCGCCCGGGGACGCTCCTGCGCCCGGCAGAGGCCGCCCAGGGCATCCAGGTTCTCCCCCTCAGCCCGGCTCAAAAGGTTCTGATTGCCGATGTAGTTCTCCAGTGACCGCTCCTGCACCAGGATGGAGGCCAGCCAGCACAGGTGCAGCTTGTCCGGGCTGGCCGGGCTGACCTTGTACTGGTTGACCTCCTCATAGAGCCGGGTCACATCCTCCAGGACCTCCTCCGGGTCCGTGGGGACAAATTGATACTCTGTATTCCTGCTCATGCCAGGATCTCCACCTCCACCGAAGGGCGCAGCTGCCCCGGCTGCGCCGGGTCCTCCGAAAATGTCACGTCCAGCACCCGGACCCGCGGCTCAAACGCCTCAATGGCCTCCTTGACCGCGGCGCAGGCCAGGGGGACCGCCGCCGGGCCTGGCTTGTCCAGGAAAAGCTGGGGCAGGCCGAATTCCCGGTAAAAGGGCACCGTCCCGCGCCGTGTGCCCAGGATCAGGGCGCAGTTTTGCAGGACGGACCGCACCGGGTCCCGCTCGCACAGCCGCAGGCCGGAAAGGTCCGCGGCGGACACCAGATAAGCCATCGTCACACCTCATTCCCGCAAATATTCCTGGAGCGTCACGGACACCGTGGCGTGGGCCAGATCCCCGTTGACGTCGAATGCCTCAAGCTTGACCTCAATGCTCAGCACGTTCCAGCGGTACTTGCCGTAGGCTTTCGTTCCCAGGATCATGGACACGGCCCGGCCGCTGCGCTTGTAATCCCACAGCTTCACCAGCTCCTGCATGGGGTCCACGCCCAGGTTGACTGAGAGCACCATGTCGAAGCGCATTTTGTCCGGCGCCACGCCGAGAAATTCCGTCAGCGCGTTGGTTCCCACGCGGTTGTGGGTAGCGTACCGGGCAGAGCCGGACCAGCGTACGTTGTGGACCGTCTCGATCTTTTCCTCCGACGCCTCAAACACGACCTCGCCCAGCGCGCCGATCTTAGCCATAGTCGGTCCCTCCCAGAATGTATCCGTCGCCGTCCCCGTCCTCCGCCTGCGCGTAGAGCACCAGGACCGTGCTGCCCACCGGCGGCATCCACGCGCCCAGCCGCGAGCCCGGGTGGCTGTGCTGGCCGGCGTTTTCGGCGGAGCCGCCGCCGGTATAGCTGTCTGAAATGCCGTGGGTGTGCAGCCCGTCCGGCGCGACGGACAGCGCCGCGCCACCGTGCTGGAGGACGTACAGCCAGTCGGAGATCATGCCGGTGTCCTCATGCTTGACCCGGGCCAGCCCCTCGGCGGGCCGGACGTCCGTCACGGTCCCGACCTGAATCATCCGTTCCAGTTTTCGCTGAAGCTCCATCATGCTCCCTCCAATGCCTTTCGCAGCTCGATCCTGGTCGTATAGCCGGACGGCCCCACGGTGTGGACCGCCCGGGCGATGACGTACCGCCCCGCCCAGGCGCCCCAGCCGGATACGTCCACGGTCTGGCCTGCCGCCAAAGTCGGATCGCCCGGCATGGTAAACACCATGGTCCGGGCGAACTTGTTGTAGAGCCGCAGGTACTTTTCGGCCTTGGCCTGGGCCTCTCCAATGCTGCGCACCTTCGCGGTGATCTCCAGCTGCTGCCGGTCCTTCTTCCGGGCGTCCTCCCGGGTGGCCACGGCGGCGATGCACTTGCCCGTCTTTGGGTCCACATAGCTGACGCGGCAGGCGTCGTACAGCTTTTGCGCCTTGCCAACGTGCATGGTGTACTTGGTATAGCTGCCGTCGCCCTTCCGAATGGTCCGCACGCCCGGCTTCTTTTCATAGCTGGCCTGGTCAAATACCACCAGCATATGGTTCGCTGCCTTCAGCGAGAGGCCCGCGCGGTGGCAGAGCCCGGAGAGAAAGGCGATATCGCTGGTCTTGAACTGCTCCGTCCGCTGGCACTCCGGGTCCTGGTCCACCAGATACAGACAGGCCATGCCGTGGGCGGCGGCGATCTCCCGCGCGATGCCGGAGAGCTTGTAGTTTTCCCATACCCGGGACTTGGGCGTCTGCCGGATGGGCGTGGAGTACGGCAGGGCGCTGGCCTTGAGGGTGAGGACGTCCGGTGGGCCGGAGCCGCTGATCTCAGCCAGCTCGAATTGCCCGCAGTCCAGCACATAGTCCCGGCCGTCGCTGTGCCAGTTCTCCCCCAGGAGCGACGCCTGGATGGCGAAGCCGCCGCCC